TTATTTTTGGGCGGAAAAATTCGCGACGCGGACCGGCGCGGGCCGGACGGGAGATGGAGCGAATCCCTGGTACGGGTTCGGCTGGCTGGGGGCCTCGGGCGCGAGGCGATGGAATCCATTCGCGTGCTCCATCCAGCGCCGTTGCGCCGCCGAGGAGATATGCGTGTAGTGGCGGCGCATTTTCTCGCTCACGTGTCCCGCCCGCGCCATGATGATGTCGATCGGCACGCCCGCCTCAGCCAGGCGCGTGATCGCCGTATGCCGGCAGTCATAGCACCGGAACCAGGTGAGCCGCGAGGTAGAGCGCACCTCGTTCCATTGCCGTTTGATGCCGCTCTCGGACATCGGCGCGGTGGGATCCCAGTCGATCGACGAGTTGCGCCGGGGAAACAGATAGTGCCCCATGTCTCTCGCGCCCAGCATCCGCGCCCGCTCCAGCAGCCGCTCCAGCGCCCAGAGCACGTCCGCGCCCACCAACTCGATGGTGCGCGCGCGATGGATGTTTTTCGCGCTCTTGCGCGGGACGACGAGGACGCGCTGAAACAGATTGACGTCGCCCAGGCGCAGGCCGCGCAGCTCGTCGGTACTCATGCAGGTGGAAAACGCAAGCAGCGAATACCAGTAGACGATATCCCAGCGGGTCTGCAGGCGGCTGACGTCGAGCCAGTGCTGCTGCTCCTCCGGCGTCAGCGCGCGCGGAATATCCTGCTCGTCATCGTCGATCAGCGTGTGCATCTCGTAGATCTCGCGCATCTGATCGGTCCAGCAGTCGACCTGCTGCAGCAGGTGGATCAGCAGGCCCAGCTCCTGCCGCACTTTTTTCGCTTTGGCCGGGCAGGAGGTTTTCCCCCTGGCTGGAACCTCCACGCCGCCCACCCGGCGCGGCTTCGCATCCTGCGGCCGGCGATAGCGAATGAACGGCTCCGCACCGCGCACGCGCGCCTGTTGATAGGCAATGATGTTCTCCATGCCGATCTCGCCGAGTTGCATGCCGCCGAAAAAGAGAGTGAGGGACGCGATGTATTGCCCGTAATCCTCCGCTGTCCTCTCCCGTATATACCGCGCGGACAGGGCACCTGGCCGTACATCGGTGATGGACCGCGACTGCAGCCAGCACTGGGCCGCAACCTCAAACAACGAACCAGCAGAAATCGACATCAGCAATTGAGCCCGCAATTCCCCACACAGGGGACAATCGATGTGCCCCGGCGTGTGCCGTTTGGATTCGTCTAATTGAGCGCGATCATATGCAGCCATGCGACACCTGTCGAGTACCCTTTGGTACTCTAAGAGACGCCGATGAGGTGTCTCTTAGATACACAACGCTGCCAATAGCATGGCCACATGACCAAAATGCAGCACACCACCCTGCGGCTCAGCAGCGTCCAGATCCGCCAGGTCAACCAGCTCGCGCAGAAGCTGCAGCTCGATCGCGCCAACGTCATCCGACTCGCCATTGCACGCCTGGCCGAGGCCGAAGGCATTGTGATTCCGCACCGCTCCTGAGATGACCTGCCGGCAAACTACCCACGTATCTACTTCGCCAACAAAAATGCAGCGCAGGTAACATGTACCCCCTTTTGCACTGGATTGCAATACATTTCCGATATTTTTTCTTGCGCAGCGGAGGAGGATTGACTACATTGGGTGTCCCAACAGGAGACACACATGGCGGCAGGCGAGCAAAAAACACCATCCAAACGAAACGAACGGGCGCAGGCGCGCACTATCAGCCTGCGACTGCAGGGACCGCAGCTGGCCGCGCTCGATCGCCGCGCGGAGCGCATGGGCATGACGCGCAGCGCCGTGATCCAGATGGCGCTGGCGTTGTTTTTGCAGAAGGAGTTATAGAGAGAGGAGCTGCAGGATGGGCGCGACTACGGGCAGGATGATCCGGTGTTCGGCGTGCGGTGCGGAGGTGGCTCCAGGCACGGAGTATTGCAGCGGCTGCGGCCTGAGACTCGCCGCCTATGCGGTGCCGGTGGTGGCGCGGCAGCGAAGAGGTCTGCCGATCCTGCTCTGGATCGCCATCTTTGCCGCCGGGCTCTACTGCCTGAGCTACTTCCTATATCAATCGGATGAGCATGCCCATGAGGCGCATCGTGCGGCGCTGCTGGTAGCCCTGCACGATGGCTCGCTGGCCACGCCGGAGGCATTCCAGCGGAGCTGCGGCCAGGCCGACGCGATCGCCACAACGCCGCTGCGGCAGGGGCCTGTCCTGGAGTATCGCGGGCTCAATCTGGCGGTGGCATTTTCCGGCCGCGATGTACTGTTCGCCGATCGCGATCGCCTGCTGACCCGCTCGCATCCGATCTGGCTGCCGGCGGACAATAGCGCGATCGAGCCGCACTGCTCCACATCGCGATGAATCGCATCCCCACTCTCGACGGCTGGCGTGGCGTCGCCATTCTGCTGGTGCTGATCGATCACGCGATCTGGGGAATTACCGGAGCAAACCCACTCGGGCGAGTGAGCCAGCACGGAGTTGCAATTTTTTTCGTCCTGAGCGGCTACCTCATCACCTCGCGATTCTGCGAGGAGTTCGACAGGACAGGCAAGCTCGATCTTGGGCGCTTCTATGCACGCCGATTCTTCCGCCTCATGCCCGCTGCGTGGCTCTATCTCGCAATCGTCGGCGTGGTCCTTCTCAGCCAGGGATTTTTCTATACGCGGCGCGAACTGCTCGGCAGCCTGCTATTTTTTCGCAATTTCATCTACAACGAGGGAACCAGCCTCACCGGCCATTTCTGGTCCCTCTCACTCGAGGAGCAGTTTTACCTGACCTGGCCAGCGGTTTTGCTGTTCGCAGGATTCAAGCGTGCGCGCTGGATCGCCGGCGCAGCGATTGTGCTGCTGGTCGCCTATCGTTTCAGCCAGCGCGACACGCTGCTGGCACTGCCGCTGTGGGCGACGTTTCGCACCCAATTTCGCGCGGATGGATTGCTGATCGGATGCCTCGCCGCGCTTCTCCTGCCGGGCCTGTCGAGGCGGTTTCAACCATGGATGATATGGCCGCTCCTGCTCGCATTCGGATTCTGCCTGCATCGCTACGATCAGATTATCCCTGCCGGCGAGTCTCTCATCATCGCGCTCCTGCTGCATGCGACCACGCTGTTTCCACAGACCATCGCGGCCCGGCTTCTCAGCTGGAGAGCGCTGACCTTTCTCGGCGCGATCTCCTATTCGCTCTACCTGTGGCAGCAGCTCTTTCTCCTCACGCGAGTGACGCATCCCCTCGATAGCCTGGTCCCGATCGCGCTGCTCTTCGCGATCGCAATTCTCAGCCATTTCTACCTGGAGCTGCCATTGATCCGCCTCGGGAAAAACCTCAGCCCTTCGCGAGCATCACGATGCTCATCTCCGCGCTCGTCGTACTCAGCGACGAGTCCGCATAGGCGTACATCTCGATCGTCGAGCCCTGCGATAGGTGAACCACCCGCACGTTGATCGAGCCATTGCGTTTCACAGCCGTGACGAACCACGAGAACCACGAGCCGTCGACCGCCGTGGAGTTTGCTCCCTGCCCGTAGCTCACGCCCGATGTCGCGTTATCGACAATGCGCAGCTTCGTCGTAATCATGTAGGTGCCGGAGATCGGAATCGTATATTGATTCGTCGAGGAGTTCCATCCATTATTGTTATCCGCGACGACCGTCCCAAACGTAATTTTGCTGAACGCATTCGAGACCGATTGCGTGCTGCTATCCGTCACATCCAGCACCACCGATTGCGGCACGCCGATCATCACCACGACTGCCTGAAAATAGCCAGTGCCTGGCGAGCTATAACTGAAGTTAGGCGAGACCGTTCCATTGCTGGTGGCAGCTTCCAGGTAGAGACAGCCCGAAGCCCCCGCCCCGTCGTTTGCCGTTTTCTGCAGCGTGCCGCGATCGACCGTATCGGTCGAGGCACCGCGATTCATCGTGAAATACAAAATGGAACTGCCGGAGGATACGGAGGCACTCGGACCCGCGACCGGAGAGGTGAACGCCCCTCCAAATTGAGCGACGTATGCGTTGTTGAACGCTACAGTGCCGGCGCTGATATACGCGGCGAGCGCCACCACTCCCTCTCCCGATCCGATGAACGTCGCGGTGACCGATCCCGCGGTGATGTCGCTCGCACTCAGGATTTTGTACGCGACAAATCCATTGACGTAGGACAACCCGGATTCCTGACTCGCGAACGTCCACGGAGATCCGGACAGAGAACTCAGGCTCTGCCAGTGGCCACCGCAACACACAATGAAATCGCCGGCCAGCGCTCCCGACGGGAGAGAAACCGCGACGGAGGTGGTGGTCGTCGTGGCGATCGCAGTCCCGCGCAGCGTCGGAATGGTGCTGCCACCACCACCACCGCCCGTTCCATTTGCCGCCGCAGTGACGCGCCCCTTGGCGTCCACCGTGATATTCGCGCTCGTGTAGCTGCCAGCAACTACTCCCGAGGAGGCAAGGGTCGCCGCGGCGCTTCCAGGCCCGCTGGCCGTGACGTCGCCCGTCAGCGCAGTAATCGCGTTGCCTGTCGCTGCGCTGATTTTGCCAGTAGCGTCGACGGTGATGGTGGATCCATCGGGCTGGACCGCGCCCAGAGCCACAGCGGTAGCCGCAGGCACGTTCGCGGAGGTTGGGTTAACCGGCCAGCCGGTAGCAGGATCGGTGCCCGTGCTCGTGCCCTTTTGCCAGCGCACATTCACCGCGGCCGCCGGCGCTGCCGGCGTGGTGTTGTTCAGATTTACGATCTCCGACATTTATGCTCCGTTGACCTGGAAGCCCTGGCCGCCGCCGCCGGCACTGGCGGCCGCGCCCGTGGGCGTGTAGCTGTACACGACGACATCGGCGAGCGATTGCAGGCCGCCGCCAAAGGAATTAAAGCTGCAGATTTTAAACTTGAGAGTCTTGCCGATCCAGGTTGGATCCATCGTCAATTTCAGCAGCCCGCTGCCATCCGGAGAGAGGAACGCGAACCGGCTGCCCAGCGGATGGTCGACTCCGGCGCCCGTCGCAGGCGCGGCATAGACTGCGCGGCGGAGCTTGTTCCCCGTCCCCGTCGCCTGCAGCGTGTATTTGTTGGCCGCGGTCAGCGTGGCCGCGGCATAGCTCATCAGCTCGTACGCGATGGCATAGGATCCCCCGCCCGCGATATAGCAAGGGTAGAGAAAATTGTCCTCGTCGCTCACCTGGTAGCTGAGCAGCGTTCCCGCCGACTCGGTGAGATCGAGCGCGAGATTGTTCACCGTATCTGGATCGGCGGCCGCGGGCCAGTCGGCAGTGCTCACGCCGGTGATCGCGCTCGCCGTCAGTGGATCGCCGACCGGGTTGTAGGAGCTGCCCCCATCGGTCGACAGAAACACCTGGGCGCCGCCGTAGTTCGCCGCCGGCGACGAGACCGCCAGCCAGAGCTGCGCCTGGGCGGCGTTGCCATAGAGCCGCGGCACCGGCTCGAAAATCACCGGGGCATTCACGTTGCCGGCGCTGGCATTGGTGTCCACCGTGTTCTGCGTGGGCGTGGTGGCCGCGAGCAGATCGGGAGAGCACATGCCATAGACGAAGGGCTCCGCCTCGCAGCGCAGCGATCCATCCTGTTCCTCGGCCGTGCTGGTGATCCGCACCGGCACCTGGACGATGGATGCCGCGCGATCGGTGACCGTGACCAGATCCATGGGCGCGAGCAGCGACCACCTGGAGTTGACCGTAAACACATAGGTATCGCCGCCGAACTGTTTGCGCCGCGCCTGGATTGCCAGCAGTTTGCGCGCGATCGCGGCATCCTGCACCGCATTGTTCACCACCGGATCCGCCTTGCGCACGCCATAGAGCGCGATGGCCGCGGCCTCCGGCTGCTGCACCACGACGGGCGCATAGTTCGCCGCGCGGGAGATGCATTGCATCTGCAGCACATTGGGCTCATCGATGCGCGAGACGGTGGTGAGCTGGACGGGCGGCCCGCTGCCGACGAAATCGCCATTGTCGGCATCGAGCGCGGCGACCGGCCCGGAGGCCGTGGGCGCGGTATAGTTTGCGCCGTTGCCCGCCGTCGACTGCTCCGCGTAGGGAAACGAATACAGTTTGCTGCCGAGATAAACGGGCGCGGCATTGGCGGCGGCATAGAGCGTTTTGAGCCACTCACCGGCCGCCTGCTGCGCGTTCATCAGCAGCGAGCCCCAGAGCCCGTAGGCGCGGCACTGCCGGCGCACACTGTCGAGCGAGGGCAGGTCGAGGAAATCGCCCAGCGGCCGCGGCCCAGGCGCAGGATCGACCGCTTTGAAGGCGAGCATGCAGATGCCATCGGGCGCGCGCGCGCCGGGCTCGACAAACGTATAGCTGCCGCCGCTGCGCACCTGGCGCTGATGAATATGCTGTCCGCTGGCGGGCATCTGCCCGGAGAAATTGACCCGCGTCAGACAATCCCACTGCGCGACCACGGGATTGGTGATGATTGTTCCGCCGCCGTTCTGATAGAGTCCGATGGCGAGCAGGTAGGCCGGCAGATCCTGCAGGTTGGTCGTCGTCCCCGTCACCCGCGCTGCGCTGCCCACCGCGACCGAATCCAGAGTATCGACTCCCGCCACCTCGAGCAGCGTGGTGCTCCAGCTGTAGCTCTGCCCGGTGACGGTGACGGTGTTCGCGCCCGAGGCCGCGCATTTGGCGTACCACACCTGGTAGCCTGGCGTGCCGGAAAACACCGGCGTCCAGACGTTGCCCGCGGTATCGCTGATGCTCATCGCACCCACGCCGCCGTTGGCGATGACGACGAGAAAATTTCCCGCAGTATTCGGCTGGTTGTAGGGGATCGGCGCGAGGGTGAACGCCTCCGTGCTGGTCTCCGATTTCTGCTGCACGCATCCCGGCAGGTCGTAGCAGGAGAGCCCGCGTTCGAGCGGCGTATAGGCCGTGCCGGAGCCGATCGCGGCCTGGGTGATGCCGCTCTTGACCACATCCTCGATGATGTCGGCGAAATCGCAATCCCCGCTGGGGTAGATGCCGAACTTGCCCCGCACCTCGCAGAGCAGATGCGGAATCGCGGCGCTCGATCCGAGGTCGAGACTCGAGCTGCCCATGCCGGCAAACTGGGGATAGACGATCTGCTGCGCCGCCAGGCCCGCATCGGAATATTCCGTCCCCGAGCCGAGCTGGCTCTCAAACGCCAGGCGCAGGCGCTGCTGCGGCGGCTGGTAGCTGGTCGCCGCTTTGAGCCGCGCATAGTAGATGTTGATGTTGCCGGTCACGAACGCGCCGCCGGCGTCATATTGCAGGGTCGCGCCATAGCTCGGCTGCCAGCGATAGCAGTGCGGCCAGTAGCGGAATGCGGCATTGAACGTGGGATCGGGGCCCTGCTCCAGCTCGTTCCACATCGGGATTTCGTAACTGCCGGTGAGCGTGACGCTGCCCTGACCGCCGTAATCGTTGAACGTGACGTTATAGGTCACCGTGCGCGTGACCGCGATGACTGCGTAGAAATGCGCGTCGCTCACCGTCCACGAGCTGCCGCTCTGCACCGCGAAATCGAGCGGATAGAGATGGCCATTCGACCACATCTGCAGCACGCCCATGAGCGGGTTGTGCCCAATGCAGAAATCGACATTCTCGACGTAGGCCGTGATCCCCTTTTTCATTTGTTTCAGTTTTTTCGTGCTGCCGCCGCGGCGCAGGTTGGCCGCCCAGATGGCGAGCAACGCCGATTGCGTCTGCCCATAGATCTGCGGGATGGTGCTGCCGTAGGTGGAGGACTGCAGCAGCGAGCCCAGCGCGGTGGGACGGGTGGTGGATTGCGATTTTCCCTGCATAGTGTCTGCCTAGCCGAACGGGTTGAACACGTCCATCTCGCGATAGCCGGTGAGCGGATGCTGCGTCAGATCGGTCTCCTGCACGCGATCGTCGGCGGCATGGATGCCGAGCGGCCATGCGGTGACGATCGCGCCGTGGTTGTGGATCCTGCTGCCCGCCACGCGGAACAAAACCAGGTCGCCGGGCCGAGGCTGGGCATCGCCACGGCAGAGCGTCTCCGCCACCTGGCGCGCGTGCCGCATCAGCCGCAACAGATAACGCTCGCTGCTGGCGTGACAGAACCAGTCGTGACTGTAGATGCCAAGATCCTGTAAATCCTCCGCCGCGGCCGCGCCGATCTCGATCAGGTATTCGGCGAGCAGCGTGGCGCAATCGCATCCAGCGCCGCGTACACGGCCCCGCAGCACGTAGGGCGTGCCAATCCATGCCCGCGCACACACGATGGCCTCTGCGCGGCACTGCGGCGTATCAGACAGCGGTCTGTGGACTGGGCACATAGGGGAATCCGTAGTAGCTCTCATCGCCGAGGTTGATGGGCGCCGCCTTCGAGACGTAGAACGTATCCACGCCGGGCGTAGGCGGCCAGGGGAGCGGCGAATAGATCGTGAATGCGGAGTGGCTGTTGCTCGAGCCGTCGGTATATCTCCCGTTGCCGCCGATCGCCGACCAGGCCCCGGCAAGCGTCGCGCCGGGCCCGTCGAGAAACACCATGTAGCCGTGCTGGAACTGGTTGCCGGAATAAATTTTGTTGGCTGTCGGCGTCAGGCAGTCGGCATAGATCTGGTTGACCGTCGAGCCGGTAAAACATTTGAAAACCGGCAGCGAGGGATCGCCCGGCACCCGCGATGCGCCTGCATAGGCGGCGAGCGGATTGGTGACCTCGACGACGGTGGAGGGAATTTTCTGCGTCACCACATTGAGGAAACTCTTGAGGCGGAAAACGAGTTGGCCGCGATCGACGATGCAGGTATCCACCCGGCCGCCGAACCAGTCGGCGCAGCCCAGCGTATTCGCGTCCCCTGGCGCCGGCATGAATGCGCGGAACAGATGTACCGGCCAGTTATCATAAATGTGCAGCCTGGCGCGTTGCCGAGGCGATGCGGTGGCCATGCTGGCGGTCGCGGTGGCGGAGCCCGGCGACCAGGTGACCTCCAACTGCTGCACCTCGAGGCCGATTTTGGCGGTCACGCCGCCGCGCGAGACCACCGCCGGCTGAAACGTGCCCCAGGGAGAATAGAGCACCGGCGCCTCGTGATTCGTGAGCCAGATGGAGCGCGGATCCTCCGGCGCGCCGATGAGATAGAGATCGCGCAGCAACAGCTTGTTGTTCGTCGCGAGATAATTTTTCACCGCGGCCGTGTTGTCCTGGCCGGTGCCGCCGATTACTGTACGCATCGCATCCTTTCATCCTGAGCGCAGCGACGAATCAGAGCGCGCTGGGCCGCGACTGCTGCAACCGGATCTTGCCCGAGCCCTTGCCTGCCGCGGATCCGCCGATCGTCCAAAACTGATTGGAGAATTTCTCCATATCCTGCGCATCGCTCGCGAAGCGCACACGGAAATAAAAATTAAATTGCGCCGTCACTGGCGCGGCCGGTCCGGGATTATAGCCCTGATCCGTCCAGGTAACGGTGCCGTCGGTGGTGGTTCCTCCGGCATCGTTCCAGCTGGGCGCCGTGCTGCCGGTCGTGCCCGCCGTGGTCACCTTCTGCAGATGCCCGGCGGGGTCGAGGATCTGATAGCCCAGCGCCCGCGCTGCTCCCGCGCTCCACCCCGGCGGCGAGGGCCATTTAATCACCAGCCCCATGTAGGAAGCGCCGGGCAGCGCCAGCCCCGGCCCCTGCACGGTATACGAGGAGGAGGATTGCAGCACGCCGTTGCAATACACGGTGAGCGCGCCATTGAGGTCCGTGACGTCCTCGTAGAATAGCCCGCCCAGAGTGCGCTGCACTGGCGAATAGTAGTTGCCCACACCATCGTTGACGAGCTGCAGCTGTGCCAGCGGCGTATTCGGCGCGCCCGCCAGCATCGCCGGGCCCACCGAGTTGTCGTCGGGATCGAGAAACAGGAAATCGGCTGCCTGCCCGCCGTGGTAGAGAAAAAAGTCCTCGAGCGTGCGCAGCTCGCTGACTGTAAAACTCCCCGCCGGCCAGTCGCGGAGAAAATCATAGACCAGCTCCCAGCTCCATTGCGGATTGACCGTCTGCGGCAGGCGCACCTCGTATTTATTGGGCGCGGCCTGCACCAGGGTATCGAACTGCACCGTGCGCAACACCGGCAGCGTGAGCCCCGGCAGCGTGGGAAATATTTTCATGCGAGTGCCCCGGCGCGATAGCCCTCGCGCACAATGCTGAGGATGTCGTCGGCATGGGCGCGCAATGTGCCACGCATCCCGCTGCGATCGTAGGCATTCACCTGCCCGTTGTAGTGCAGGTTGACTGTAGTGCTCTTGTGCTGCGAGCTGCTGGACTGGTTGACCAGCGACTCGAAATTCTGCGTCTGCGTCGGCGTCAGCACACGTTCGCCCGCTTTCGCCAGCACCGGCACATGCATGCCGCCGCCGGCAGTCACCACGCCGCCGCGGTCGAACATGGCCATCGGCATATAGGCGAGAGTCATGGCGGCCTGCGCCGCGGCCATGGCCGGGGCGATCGGCGGATTGATGGCCGACCAATAGGCCATGGCGCCGGCGGCCGCGACGCCCGCATCGCCGGTCACCGTGGCCGCATTGCTGGCCGCCACGGCGGCGTGCTTCCTGGCCCGGCCGGAGACCTCAAGCACCTCATCCATCACCCACATCTCGGCTTTTTTCAGCAGCCATTGCAGCACAAAATCGGCAAGGCCGGTGAGAATCGAATTGAACATCCGGGCAAATCCCTGGGCCAGCGACTGCGTGCCCTGCATCATGCCCTGCAGCACGTTGCGGAATCCCGCATTGATCTGCTGGAACGACTGCTGCCATTTTTTCTGCTGCTGATCCTGCATCTGCTGCTGTTGCTGTTGCAATTGCTGATCGAGCTGCAGCATCTGGCGATCGTGCTGCCGACGCAGCTCCAGTTGCTTGTTCAGATCCTGCTGGTAGCGCGCGCCGTCGGCCACATCGAGCACAGCCTCCGCCTGCAGCGCCTGCATGCGGATCTGAAACTCCTGCTGCGCGGCCTGGCGGAGGATGGCGAGGCGCTGCTCCGCCGTCATGCGATGCATTTTGACCTCGAAAGCACTGTCGGCCTCGAGGTCCCTGTAGTTCTCCTGCGCGATGCGGCCCTCCTCCTCGCGCGCGCCGCGATAGATCTCGACGCCCCTGCGGGCGACCTCCTCATTCGCGCGAATCTCGCGCTCGCCGGCCTGGATGAATTCGTCAACATCGCTGTTGACCTTGGGCTGCGTAGTCTCGATCCGCGGCGGCTCTTTGCCTGCCCTGGCCGCCCTTGCCGTTTTCTCTTTCCTCCCTTTGTCCTCGGGATGCAGATCCGAATCGAGAGTGTTTTCGATTTTCTTGCGCTCGGGGCGCGCGTCCGGAACAAAATTTTTATAGACACCCTGCCAATCACTGGCGATGTCCTTGAATCCCGCCTTCCAGGTGTCGACGAAATTATCCTTGAGCGCCGCCGTATCCGCCTGGATCGCGGAAAAATTCCCCGTAATCGCGTCATAGAACAGCTTGCCCACGCCCCCCAGGGCACGGGCATTCGCCACGATGATGGTTGCGATTCCCTCGAATACGGTGCGGAACGTAGCCTCGGCGAGATGCAGCGTGCCCACGATCCCCATGACCGCATCTTCCGCATGCTCGAGCACCGGGATCATCCCGTGGCGGAACTCGGCCGACAGCCGCGCGGTATCCTGCGTCCAACGGCGCGAGGCTTCGATGCTCTCCTCGGTGATGCCCGTCAGCTCGGCGGCCTTTCGGGTATCGTCGGCGAGCGCTGCACCCTCCTCCATCAGCACCGGGATGAGCGCCATGCCTCCCCGGCCGAAGAGCAGCCGAGCGGCGTGGGCGCGAGTGGCAGCATCGCCGGTACTGGCCATGCCCGCGGCCACCTTCTCCAGCAGCTCCTGCGGACGCGAGTTGCGCACCTCTTCGATCGAAACCCCGATCTCGTGAAATCCCTCGGCGGTCTTCTTGTTGCCGGTCGCTGCCTCGACGCGCGCAACGTTGAGCTTGACCAGTCCGGTGGCGACCGCATCCCAATCGCCGCCCATCTCCTTCACGATCTGCTGCAGCCCGGCCAGCGGCCCCACGGCGATCCCGGTTTTGGTGGCGAGGTGGTCCAGCTCCACGTTGACCTTGGCCAACTCGTCGAGAAAATGCGTGGCAAACCCGACGGTCATGCCAGCGCCCAGCAGCGAGCCCAGCCCGGCAAAACCAGCAGTCATGCCTGCGCCGGAGAGTTTGGCCGTCTCCGCCGCCTCGATCATGCGCTCTTTAACCACCGTCGTGGCCTCGGAGACGCCGGCGGTCAGCCGCTCGAACGCGGCCAGCACGCCAGTGGTTGCGACCACCTCCTCGGCGGCAGCCTGGGTCACAGAAGCGGCCTCGGCCTGTTTGGCCGCGGCAACCTCGGCAGCTGCGGCGGTCACCTTCTGCTGAGCGGCCGCCAGCAACGCGCTCGATTGCACGCCGCCCATCGCGCCATCGCGGGTGAGAATCATCGCCCGCCGCAGATCCTGCATGGCGGCGGCCTGCGCCTTGGTGGCCTCGGCCACGCGCAGCGATTCCTTGGAGATATTCAGCGCGGACGCTTTCACGTCCTCACTGAGACCGCGAAACGCAGCCTTCGCTTTGGTGCTGGCCTGCTCGAAGGACACAGCCATGCCATTGGCCGCGGTCCTGGTGATCTCCTGGACACTGGCCATTCCGTCGTTGATTGCGCCGACATCGACGGTCGCGCCGATTGCGAGATTAGCCCCCATTCTGCCTCCCCTTCCCTCGCAGCCTGTCCTGCTGCTCGTCTGCCCACTGCGCCATCTCACGCAATTCCGGCGGCATGGATTGTTGCGCGAATCCTGGTCCCATCTGCTGAACGGCCAGCAGCTGGTCGCGCGCCTGGTCCTCGCTCACCGGCTGCCGCTTGCGCTCGCCGAGATAGCGCAGCGCAAGGATGACGTGGGTGGGCGGCTCCTCGATCCAATAATCGAGCAGCTCGAAAATATTGACGACCGGCTCCTCATCGATCGCCGACGGCAGGCAACCGAGAGCGGTGGCGACGCGGCCATAGACCCAGCGCCAGTCGGCCACCGCCGCGGTCCTCCTCTGCGTGCCGCCGGCGCCTATTCCCCCTCGGAGACCGGAGCCATGCCGGAGGCCGACTGCACCGCCCGTATCGCAAGCTGAAACGTGTGCAGGTCGAGCCACTCGGCGAGCTGCTCATCGGTCACCTCGGGATAGTTGCGGCGCACGGCCAGGCCGATGATGGGGATGTAGGCATCGAACGTTGCGAGCGCATCCTGCGGCTGCTCATCCGCGCGGGTGAGCGTGGCATATTGCGCGCGAAAATCGCGGGTCGAGAGAGAGGGGATGTAATAGTTCTGCCCGTTCATATAGACGGGCACGCCGAGATATTTCAATTTCATGGATGCAGCTCCTCGAGATAGAAACACACAATGAGCCGCGGCTGGTTGGCGCGCGGCTCATCTTTTGCGGGGGGGGGTAACTGTTTAGTTGACGTCGGCGTAGATGGCGCCCACGGCTCCGGTGACATCGGCCGAGGCGTCGAACGTGATATCGGCCATCCAGAAATCCTCCTGTTTCGTGGGAATGCTGATCGATCCCATGGTGCAGGAGTTGAGCTGCAGGGCAAAATATTTGGTGCGGAACACGTTGTACAACAGCGCGCTGAACTCGGGCGCATATCCCATGAGCTGGCTCGTGAGATTGATGGTCACACCATTGGTTGCGTCGGAATAGAGATAGCTGAGCAGCACCGCCGAGGCTGTCTCTGCGGCATTGAACGTGTAGCTGGCCGCGGTGGGCGTGCCGCCCGTGGTGGCCTGCACAAACGTGTATTGTCCGACGAGGGGCGCCGTGGCCACCCGGATCATATTCAACCCGGTGTCCTTGTTGATGACGCCGTAATCGGTCAGCAGCGATCCAGCAACGGCTTTCGTGGGCGCGATGGTCGCCGCCGGCACGTGCGATTCCAGATCGACGATGCGCTGCACCCCGGCCGCCGAGGCGAGGCCGAAATAGAGCTGGTTCATCATCGTGGGATCGAGCGTCGCAATCTTTCCTTTGCAGGTGACGTCGATCTTGCCGCGCGCCTTGGCGGCCGCGAACTGGTTTTGCCCGTAGAGCTTCTTCAAATCCGCCTTGAATTCGACCTGCACCTCCTGCAGAATGCCGAACCTCTGCGGCGTGGGATTGGTGGCGGTGTTGCCGGCGTTGGGGTTGCCAAAGAGCACCCCGGAACCAAACTGCAGGTTCATAGCTGTCTCCTCCTGGCGCTCTCTGTAGCGCGGTTATAGCGCTCGCGAGAGCGCGGTTGTGGTTGTGGGGTTTGCGGTGAGCGAGATTACGGCACGAGAATTTTGAGAGGCAGGATGGCCGCGGCCTGCGCGCCGAAAATGCCGGGATCGAGGCTGGTCTCGCCCTCGATCCAGCAGTGCGAGAACCGGCCGCCCAGGGTGAACACTCCATCCACCAGGTTGTCCGGCTGCAACGCGTCATCGATCGCCTTGAGCATGGCGTTGAGCTGCGTAGCTGCGAGCGTCGTCTCCTGGCCGACATCCTCGTCGACCACCGGAGCCTGGCAGTATAGAATGATGTAGCCCTCGAGCATCAGCCGAGTCGGCACGCCGCGCGGTTTGGGCAGGTGCTGCTCTTTCGTCTGGATGAGAAACAATGCAGGTTGCTCGGCGATGCCCAGATCCGGCGGCGGCTTGTGTTTACGCCCTATGCTCACGAACATCCCCGCCGGCAATTTGCTCTGGAACCAGGCGAAGAGCGCGGCCCACAGCGCCTCGCGATCGACACTCTGATAGGGATTCATTCGGCGATGGCCTCCGCAACCGCATCCGCGAGGATCTGCAGGATCGAGTCCTGATATTTCTGGAGCGCGGGATTCATAAATGGCCGCGCCCTGACCTGGAACGCCGCATGGCCATGGCTATAGAGGCTCTCCGCATCCGGCTCGGCAAACTCGAAGATTTTGCCCTCGACCGCGGGAACATTCGTGCCCTCCTCCATCCAGAGGCCGACGTGTTTCATACCCACATCGGCGGTGACGTTGCCGCGCAGGATCAGCGGCGTCTCGCTCACCCAGGGACTGCGCACGATCGCCCCTTTCAGCTCGCCGGAGCGATTCTGGATGCCCGCCTCGGCCATCTCCTCGACCGCCGCGCCGGCGAGGCCAGCCATGGCCCGCTGCATGCCATCGCGGAGCGATGCCAGGATCCGCTGGCGCACCGCGTCGATATGCTCGACAGCCTGGTCGACGCTCTCCGGCTCTACTACGAGGCCGATCATCGCTGCGGCCTCTGCACCCGCGATTGCATGCGGGCCTGCTGCTCATCGCGGCGGCGGTTGACCGAGGGCAGGCAGCGGCGATAGCGCTCGATCACGGAGAGCGTAGTCGGCGGAGCGTCCACCTGCTCCACCTGCACATCCTCGCCCTCCGTGCTGCGGCGGCGAACGGTGCCGGTATTGGGCCGCCCCTTGTAGCGGTAGACGACCCAATCGATGACCGCCTGCTCGATATCCGCGGGCACGGTGGCGTAGCCCGCGCTATAGCTGATCGCAATCGGCGCGCCGTCGGTAAACGTCTGGCCGATGAGGTACAGCTGATAGATGCGCTCCGGATCGATGTCCTGATCGATGTAATAGCCGGGTGCCATCTTGTCAATGCTGGCGGGAACCGCGACACCATTGATTTTGAGCGTAGCGACGGCCACGATCGGCCAGTGCCAGAGCGTGATCCGCGTGGCTCCGTCGCCCATGTGCACCTCGCTGTAGCTGGTCTCCAGCAGATCCGGGCGCAGCGTGGCGCGCAGAAAATCCTGACTGCAGGAGCTGATGAGGCGGGTGAGCAGCGCGTCATCGCTCACCGTGGTGGTGGCGATCGGCGCCCAGCCCTTGACGTTCGCGAGTGTGGTCAGATCTGCCATTTATGCCACCTGGTTCCGGTAGGGTTCGAGGAAATTCGCGACGACGCGCGGCAGCTGCAGATCCTCCGCTCCGCCGTGGTCGTAATAGAACTCGACCAGCATTTTGACTGCGGACAGAATCGGCCGGGGCACAGGATCCCCCAGCCATGCGGTCACGCCACTCACCGTGGTAGAGCCCGCGGCCGCCAGGGTTGCGTTGCCATTGCTGTCGACGCTCGCGATATTGGTCACCAGGGTTGCGCCGGCAGGTCCCGCGCCCGGAATCGAGACGGCCAGCCCGCGATCGCCGGGGAGCAGTGGCGCATCCGCCGGATTGAATTTGTATCCCGGTATGGTCAGCGCCGCCGATCCCGCCGCCAGCGAAACCGCGAGCGGGCCGCCATAGCCGCAGCGAAACTGCACCAGTACATTGCTGGGCACCATGCGCGTCGGCGGCCAGGGCCGCGCCCAGGCAGAGAGCAGGCGTCCCGGCTGCGTCTCACTGCCGCGCTCCAGTTGATAGCCATATTGCAGCCCACCATTCCCGTAGGTCGTGTCCAGCAGCAGATCCTGCACCGCGCCGAACGTGTCGACGTAGCGCACAAACTCGATCGACTGCACCGGCGGCTGCGGCAGATCGATCTGCGGATAGCCTCTCCAGTTGTAGCGCGAGGGCGTTCCGGGGAAACCATCGAGGCGCAGCAGCCAGGTCTGCGTGAGGAATGCTCGCCGGCAGTGGTTCTCGCAGGCGACGCGCGCGGCAACGATAAATCCGCGCAACTTGTCGGCGAGGATCTCACTGGCGAGCCGGTCAGAATCCTCGACGGGGCCGAAACCGAGCTGCAGTTTGACCTCGGCGAGCGTGACCGGCTCCGCGGCCGGTGGCGTGATGAGGACGAGGCTCATTTCAATTTCCTGCGTTTCGCGGCGGGCGGCGGTTGCAGCGGTTGGGGCTGCGCCTCAGCTGCAGGCGCAGGCTCAGCATACGGATCCTCGGCGCGGCCGGCGGCCAGCAGCGCCAGCCCGACATCCGAGGGAAATTCGCGGATCTGGCCCGCGTAGTAACCATCTAATTCGCGCAGAAACATGGGAAACTCCAGAGCCTGATTGTTTCGGGGAAAAGAAAGGCGGGGCAAGACTGCAGCCCCGCCTTTGCGCGGAAAATCACACACTTCAACTCCCGCGAGCTGCGTTAACTCGCGGGAACCTCCGTGAAATCCAGGTAGAGATATAACCCAACCAGCTTCTCGAAAAACTCGGCAGCAGCGGGGTTGGTGATCGTCAATTCGCATGCGCCTGATGGCGTCGAATTGGAAAAACTCTCGTTCTCAGGGGTGTGTTCGTCACCCTTGTAAACGGCGTATAGCTTTACGACCGTAGTGCCGTAGTTGTCTTTCAAAATCTGGCCCACACAGAACTTCGCTCGTACACGTTCCATCGTCCTTCTCCATTCCCGTCGTAATTCCCAAAAAGAAAGGCGGGGCAAAACTGCAGCCCCGCCTTTGCGCGGAAAATCAGGCCGTTGCCGTGGGGTTCTGGTCGCCGGCAAACCGCAGGCCGGAGAGGATTGCCACAGCACTGGCGATGCAAGAGTTGACGCCGTTGGCGAGTGCCAACTGCACATATTTCAGTCCGGCAGGCAGCGCGTCGGCATCGACCTCGATGACGTAGAAAATGCCGTCGTTGGGAGAGGGCACGAAACCCGCAGCGGGGACCGGCGTGCGCGTGGTGAGCACGTCGTTCGCGGCGCCGGCGGTCTCCTGCTTAAACACGTCGAACGGGATCGCCGTAGGATTGCTGCCGAGGTTGTCGGAGCAGGCGTTGAGGGTTACGGCGCCGGGCGCGGCTGCGCTGACGCCGATCTGCAGCAGAATGGAGGCATGGCCGGCCAGGGCCATGGAAAACGGCTGACCGGTTTTGCCGCCGGTGATATCGACCGGGGGCAGAACATTGACCACGTGCCCCGACTGGGCAACATAAAATCCCTTTGCGCTCATGGATCATTTTCCTTTCCGGGCCCGCAGGCCCAGGACGAAAGAGCTAGGGCGGTGCGAAGCAACCGCGCCGCCCTAGCGGTGGATTACGACAGGGCGACGAAGGGCGCCAGAGTGTTGGCGCCGTTCTTCGGCGTGAGGGGTTTTTTCCAGGCAGCCTGACCATCGAGGCGCGCCTTCCAGCGGAAAGCGGCCTGATCGGTGAGGAACTGCACGTGGATCGAGGTATCCATCTGCACGCCGCTGCGCCGCGCGAGATAGTACTGGCTGAGATCGGCCAGCACGATGTCGCCGCTGGTTCCGGAGGTAGCGGCATATTCCACCGGGATCACCGGACGGCCCATCATGACGCCATAGTTGGAGTTGTTGCCCCGCTCGCCGGGCGCAGTGTAGAGCAGCTCCACTGCCGTGCCCGAGCCGCGGGTGAGGTTCCAGAGCAGATCCTCAACATCCTGGTTGATAAACCAGCAGGCATTTTTCCGCGAGGGAGCCCAGCAGCGTTTCCACATGGCGAAAATATCGGTGTTGACCACCGTGCCGCCGGTAGTGCGGTTGAGTTTGAGCAGCGCGCCCGATTTGGTATAGCCAAGCGGCATGCCCGCGCCGGTGCCGTTGACAATCGCATCATCGATGCGGAAGGCGAACTCCAGCGGGACAACCTTGTCCACATACGAGGCGAACGCTGCAGCATCGGAGAGCTGCTCATCCGTCGCATACGTGATCGCGATGAGTTTTTTCGCGATGAACTCCATCTGGCGGAACTTGGGCTGCGAGGCGGTGTAGGGCTGCGATTCTCCCAGCCAGAACGACTGGATGCCGCCCCAGCGGCTGCCATCGGCGCGGCTGTCCTCGTCGACCGCATTGACCACCAGGCGATTACTCGTCGTCATCGGCTGGTCAAAGCAGCGCTGCGCCAATTCCGAGGCATCGTAGGCACGCTGCCAGACGCCGGGAGCGAACTCCGGAGCGATCAGGAAACCGCCCTCGGCGTCCACTGACTCGTTGCCACCCAACCCGGCGGCCATCAGCCGCGGATCGAGCTGCGCCCCCTTGCTGACCGAGTGCTGGCGCACTGCCTGCAGCTGCTCAGCGAGCGAGGCCCAGGGCCGTTTGCTGGCCTCGGGCGCGCTGACCTCGATAGCCGGCGAGTTGCGCTCGAGATCGAGCAGCGCCTCCTGCGAGGCGATCTTGCCCTGCAGGGTGGTGCACTCCGCGATCAGAGCATCGAACTCCTTCTGCTCATCCGCGGTGAGGATGCGATTCTCTTTTTCGGCCAGGGCATTCAGAGCGTTGGCTTTCGCACGCGCGTCTGCAAGCTGCTGCCGCAGTTTTTTCAACATTGCGTTCTCCTTTTAGGGTTGTGTCGGGTGGGACTGCTGTGCGCTGCGGCAGGCTGCCATCGGGCAGGTTTGCATGCGCGATGCGGGATGGCGTCGGCCTCCCCGGAAAATGTTTGGATCTGAGCGGTAAAGCAGGTCCTCGCTGCGCTCAGGATGACAAGGGCTTCACTTACAGGCCCGCGAGCAAAGCCTTGCGCCGCTGGGCTGCCTGCTGGATGCCGATCGCGCTGGGGCAATCGCAACCCTCGCAGTTACAATTCACGTGATCGCAATCGTCGCAGTCGTCATTGCTCTGGCAGGGCTCGCAGGGGCAGGTGCAATCGCCGTCCTCGGCATCTCCCTCGGGGCCTCCATCTGCCGACGCCAACGGCGCCTCCACTCCAAGCGCGGCGCGGGCCGCGGCCCCGCTGTTGCGGGTGACGCCATACTGGCCGAGCACGTCATCGAGCGTGGCGACGCGATCGGCGAGGCCCAGCGTCACCGCCTGCTGCGCGGGAAACACGCGTCCCTGGCCGAATTTGCCGGTCACCTCCGCCAGGCTGACGCCGCGGCCGCGCGCCACGGCTTTATCGAACATCGCGCCGGGGCTGTCGACCATCTCCTGCAGATGCTCCAGGGCAGCAGGCGTCAATGGCTGATACGAATTGCCCTCCGTTTTGTTTTCGCCGTGCTTTACGAAGGTCATCCGAATGCCCTCCTCATCGAGCCGTTTCGAGATGTCCTCATGCAAGATATAGACCCCGATGGAGCCGGTGAGCGACGACGGGCTGACCACCACCTCCGAGCAGGAGCAGGCGATCCAGTAGGCAGCGGAGGCCATCAACGAGTTGCTGACAGCGATAACTTTCTTGGTTTTGCGCGCCGCATAGATCTCGTCGGCCAGCTCAGGTACGCCGCTGATGGTGCCGCCGGGCGAATCGACGTCGAAAACAATAGCCCGGACATTGGGATCGTTGCGCGCCTGGCGGAACTGCGCCGTCAATTGCTCGGTCGAGCAGCCTCCGGAATATTCGCTCATGAGCGTGGCGCGCTGCACGATGGTGCCATAGATGGGAATGACCGCGACCGCGCCTTTGGCCGAGGCGCTGGCATTCTGCACCCTCGCCGCGCGCACCTGCTGCTCTGCGCGCAGCGTGGCCAGCTGGGCCTCGCCGGGGCCGCCGCCGGTCGCCTTCATCTCGAGGAATGCTGCGATCTCCTGCAGTTTCTCGGGCAGGATGGCCCAGGGCATGGCCGACAGGGCCGCGAGAATGCGCGTGTATGTTTTCATTGAATCACCCCTTGCACTGCAATGGTTGCGAGCCGGACCGGCTCATGGATCGCGACCTGATCGAGCCAGGCGGACGCGCGGACCCGATCGCCCGCGACGATAAACTCCTCGAGCCTGCCGGCGCGCTCCGCCATCTGGGAGCGAACCGCGGAGACGGTCTCCGCCGGCAGGCGCAGGACGTCGCAGATGAAACGCTCCTGCTCCGAATAAAACTCGGCAACCTCATAATCGTTGGCGTTGCGCTCCACCAGTTTTTTTGCGCCGTTGACCTCGCGGCGCACGCAGCGCGAGGCCGCGTCGCTGGCCAGCAACAGCAGCCGCGCAGAGGCCGGATCCTGCTGCGGATCCGCAGTGTCGGTGCTCCCAGGAGTGGCCGGTGCAGGCGCGGCCGGCGACTGCTGGATCTGGTCGAGCGGCAGCCAGTTCGACGGCCGCCAGTAGGTTTTTCCTTTGCCGCCGGGAATCGGATTCAGATCCTCCAGCTCGCGCACATCGTCCTGGCACATCCAGCCGTTCTCGACCGCGACTTTGTAGGCTGCATAGCGGCTGGCCGTATCGCCGCGCAGCAACGCGGCCATGGAGAATTTGGCGAAATAACGCGGATTCAGAATCAGGTCGCGCTGAATGGCCTGCTCCCACATGACCAGACGCGGCAAAATGCACTGCACGGCAAACATGATGTTGAACTGCTCGACGCTCGCATAGGTCGCGGTTTTTTCCGTCTCGCCGATGAGGTGCGGCGGCACGCCGAAGATGCTGCAGATCTCGATCCGGCTGAATTTGCGCGAGTCCAGGAGCTGGGCGTCGATGGGCTTGACGCCAAGCTCCTTAATGGTGAGCCCGAGCGGCAGCAGCGCGGTTTTGTGGCGATTCTCTCCGGTCTGCGAACGCTGCCAGCTCTCGCGGAAGCGCAGCTCGTCTTCCTTGGTTTTGAAATTGGTGTTCTCGATGACGGTGCCGGGCTTGGCATCGTTTTTTAGGAATCGCGCCGTGTAATCCTGCTGCGCCAGGGCCACGCCAAACGTATCGACCGCCATGGCGATCGTCGATTGGCCCGTCATGCCATCATCGGACCAGCCGCGCAGATGAAACACCTCGTCCTGCATCAGGTTGCGCGTCTGGTTGACTAGCGGATCGTTGTAGACATAGCGCAGGCGGCCGGAGGGCAGGAGTCGCTCGACGCGCACGCGATCGGGATGCAGCGGGATGAGCTGATCGACCGCGCCACGCGGGCCGGGCACGATCTCGGCATAGGCGTTGCCGCGCAGCTCGAAATGGCCCTGCATCATTTGCTTGAATTCGTAGGCGGTCTGCTGTGCATTGGGCTGCGAATAGAGCAGATCGTAGACGGGATGATGCACGACAACCTTTTTCCCATCGCCCGCCATGGAGGTGTAGAGGCGGCAGGGCATCATCGCTATATTTCGGCTGATGATGCTGACGCAGGCGTGCACGGCGGCGAGCCGCTTGGCGCTCTCGGGAGAGACGCGCATGCCGGTGGCGCTATCGTAGCCCAGCGGGCTGTACCAGTAGTCGTCCCAGGGCGCGGGCGTCCCGCTCGCGTCCGCGCGGAAACCGATGGCTCCGCGAGTGATGCTCTCAATCAGGCTCACTGATTACGCCCCCTGAAACGGGTTGCTCCATAGCCGAGGAAAAAAGAGGCTGCCGACACGAGCAGGCCGCCCACGACGAAGCCGAGCGGCGGCCAGGCCAGCCACAAGCCATACACAAAAACGCCCGCGCCGGCGATCACGCCCAGGTCACAGAGAAATTTGACGAGCTCCTTCATACCACTCCCACGTCGGTCGAGGTGTACGCGTTGACTGCGGAGGCCGCCATCCAGCGATTGATGGCGAGGATGATGGCCACAGCGCCATCGATTTTGCGTTCGATATTTTCCCGCACGGGATACCAGTTTTCGCGCAGGCTGACCCGGCAGATAGTGTTCGACACCATCCACGTCAGGAGTGGATTGCCGTCAAAATGGAATCGCCCGCTGAGAACAATTCCCTCAAACTCCTTCATCGCTGCCGAGGTGTTCTCCTCGCACTGTTTCAGCTCGGAGATCTCGACGCCCTGGTTCCAGTCATCGCGCACGCGCAGAAACTGGACCAGCGGCGCGGCGTGCAGCGGATCGAAGACGAGCTCGCGCAGCAGCAGCTGCTGCGCGTCGGCGGCCAGATCGTCGTTGACGTGCAGGTAATCGGTAATGTCGCCGGGCGTCTCGATCAGGAAGCCCTGCCTGGACCACTCGAGGAAATGCACATTCCTGGGATCGCGGATCTGCTGCTCGTTCAGGTAGTGCCGCGAAAAACAGTAGTAGTGATCCTCCCCATTGATGCGGCGTTGGAAAACGCGCACGCTCGAAACCGTGTCGCGCCGCGAGGCGAGATCGATAGCCTCAATGCAGGGCTCCGCCAGGAAGTCCTCGATCCGCAGCGTGGGATCCGCGCAGGCGTCCCATTTGACCATGTTCATCCAGGCCACCCGCTGGTTGACCCAGATGTTGAGGTTCTTTGTTTTGAATCCGTTCTGCCGCGCCGCCGACTGCGCGGCCTGGAACTGATCGGCCTCGATGATCTCCGGATTGACCGAGACCCCAAAATTCGGATTCGCCTGCAGCAGGGCTTTTTTCGATTTCCAGTCGATCCCCTTATCGACGGTGAAAATGATGGTGAAGAGCCGGTCATTGATGCGGCGGCCGGCGAGGACCTCCTGCGCCTCCAGGTGTTTGTTGTAGCAGGGCGATGCGGTGTTGCTGCCCGCCGTGGTGATCTCCAGCAGCAGCGGCTGCCGACGCGCCTGCATGCCGGTGCGCGCCCAATCGAGCAGCGCATCGGTTTTGTATTCGTGATACTCATCCGCAGTGACGCAATGCGGCGAGGGTCCATCTGCCGGTTTGCCCTTCAGCACCTTGAACGACGCGCCGCGCGACTGGATGACCAGGCTGGCGGCGTTGACCCAGATGCTGTACGCCTTGCGAAACTCCGGCGAGGCCTCGACCATCGCCCGCGCGGTGCGAAATACCTCGCCCGCCTGGTCGCGCGAGGCTGCGCCGGCAAAAACTTCCGCGCCGAACTCGCCATCGGCTGCGAAGCAATACAGCGCGAAAGCCGCGGCCAGCGTGGTCTTGCCGTTCTTACGCGCGACCTCGATGTAGGCTTCCGAGAAGCGCCGGAAGCCCTCCACGCGATCGACCCAGCCGAAGATCGAGCAGCCGATGAAGATCTGCCACGGCTCGAGCTGGATCAGCTCGCCATGCGAAGCATTGCCGCGGAAATCGTCCTTGATATGCGGCAGCGCCTCGACGAATCGGCAGAGGCGATTCGCTTTGGTCTCGTCGAAACGCCAGCGATAACTTTTCCGGCGGCTGCGCTTCAGGTCATCGAGATGACGTTTGCAGGCCTGCCGCACCTCCGTGCAGGCCAGGATTTTTTTGCGCACGACATCGCGCGCATATCGCTCGGCGCGCTCCGCGTAGGTGAGGCTATTGGATGCTGGCCTCCTCGGCGGCAAGCTCCTCGAATACGTTACTGTGGCCGCTGCGCTCACTGGTGCCTGCTGCGCCTGCACCTACAGCGCTGGGCGCGATGTTGACCTTGCTGCGATCGGCCGGATTCATCCCCATTTTCCCCAGCAGCTCGGCCAGGCGGTTGAAGTCGCCGATTTTGGCATTCGGGTTGGTGCGAATGCGATAGTAGAGGCGGCATGCGAGCTCCAGATGCGCGCGATCGGCCGAGGTCAGCACACCTGCGGGCGCCTGCGACACCAGCTCGTGCCAGATGGCCAGCAGCCTGGATCCGCTATAGCCGTCAGGATCAAAGCAAGCAGGCGGCGGCCCCAGCGGGCCATCGGGTTTGGGCTCATTCGCCCTGGCCGCACGACGCTCCGGATGTTTCTCGAAGCTGCCAGAACGCTCATGCTCGGCGGTAGATTTTCGCGGACGGCCCATTGTGTTTTCCTGAGACGCATCGCGCCATGTTTTCCCGTCGGACGCCTGCTGCGAGGCGGTCCTATGGGCATTTCTGCGTGACGAGTGACAAATCTATAGAGGTGATTGACTATGGCCTAACGGTGCTCGGTTTGACCCTAAAATCGTGATTTTGGAGACGCACGTTTGCTATGCCAATCGGTCTAAGCTGGCCGGCTTCCCAGAGATTTTGCCCCCCCCACCCTCGCCCCACACGCCGACCGTAACCCCTTGTTATCCATGCATTTACCGACGATGGCCAAAGCCGCCGTCCTCCATCGCAGTCTTGCGTGAGTGGCACCGATGGCACAGCGGCTGCCAGTTGCTGCTATCCCAGAAGAGCCGCATATCCCCGCGATGCGGAATGATGTGATCCACGCAGCTGGCTGCCACCTCCACCTCCCCATGCTCCCCCACGCACAGCGGATGCGCCGCCAGATACGCCTTGCTGACCCGCTGCCAGCGCGCACCATAGCCACGCTGCGCCGCAGTGGGACGCTGATCCTCGCCCCGCCCCCGCGCCCGGCATGGCTCGCAGTAGCCATAGCTAACCAGACGCCCACACCCTCCAGGGCACGGCCGCTTGGCCGCAAACGGCACTACTCCACCGCCGCAATTGCATCGTGGATCTGCGCCGCGAACGCGTCCAGCGAATGAAACACCGGAGCACTGCGCACCGTGATCGTCAGCGCCGGAGCCACATACGCATAATGCACGCGCGCGCCATAGCCGCAGATGTCGCCCTCCGTGCCCTCCAGCCGAAATCCCCTGGCCGCCATCGCCTCGCGAATCCGCTCCAGCCGATCCGGCGTGACATCAAACGTCAATACCTGCATTACGCTCTCCCCTCATCCAGCGCTGGCAGAATGTCGTGGATGGCGGAGTTGATCTCGCGCGTCTCCCGTATCGACCGCTCCCACCACGCGCCCTTGATCGTCTGCACCTGGGCGTCCTGCATAGCGGGAAACCTCGTGCGGATCGCGCTGTCCATCCGCGCATCCATCCTCATGCTGTGCAGTATCCGCGTATCCATCCTGATCGGACTCATCCCCATATCCCCGCCCCCTTATGGCCACATCTCATTGCGCGCAATCTCCAGCAGGATCAGCAGCACCTGCTCGATCTCGCGCGTGTCGTGCAGCGCCTCAATGACCCGCGGCGCATACCGCGCAAACAATTGCCGCTCCGCCGCGGCCTTCGGGCTGTAATCGCGTGTGGCAGCTCGCGCCATATCTGCCCTCGCAGGATCGCCGCAAAAAAACGGGAGCCGCTTTCGACGGCTCCCAACTCACCTTGACTACTCACTCCTCCGTGGTTGAGCCACGGGGACCCAATAGAGCCGCGCTACATCCCCAGCGCGTGCTGCTCCGCAGCAAATGCCGCATAGGTTGTTCCCTGCGTCACCGCTGCCCGTTCCAGAATTCCATGATCGAGATAGCGATCGATCTCGGCCAACTTCACCGCACGACTCGCGGCATTGGCCTGGATCACCCGCTTCGGCTCGACCTGCTGGATGAATCCGTCGATCACGACCAGCACCGCATTCAGGCTCCCCAGCATCGCCAGTGCCTGCTGCTGCGCCGCCTGAGCCTTAATGCCGAACGCCCGCAGCGCCTGCGTGTTCTGCGTCAGCAGATTGTTGATCGCGCTCTCGATGCGAGCCAGCAGGCTGGCATTCGGATTCGCCAGATAGGCGCGAATATCCGACTGCAGCAACGGCAGCGCCGCATCCACCGCGGCCACTGCAATCCCCACGGGAATCGCGATCGCCGGATCGAGCGCCGCCACCACCGGCCCAACCGAATCCGCCAGCGCCACCGCCTGCGGGATCTCATCCGCGATTTTCGTGAGCACGTCGTTTACCTGGGCGTTCGTGCAGCCCACGGATCCTACCGTGACAAACGTCGCACTCAACAACAGCGCGATCGCTGCCCAGCCCTGCAGCCTGCGTTGCAGATTCCAAATCATCGCCATTCCTCTCGCCCTGCTCGATTTTTTACCGCGCGGCCCGTCCTACTTCGCATCCCGCTGCAGCACTCCCAGCAGCACGCGGCCCAGCCCGGCGACCACCGCGCTCCACAGCGCCATTTTCTGCGGCACCACCGGCGACGATACTGTCGCCAGATACGTGCCTGCTACGGTTACAGTTGATAAAATCCCCGCCAGCGTCGTCAGCGGATTCGCCAGCAGATGCGACAGCGCATCGCTCAACGTCGTGCGTAAATTGCCCATGCGTTCCCCCTTGTTTTTAGAGCGCCATTTCGCCCCTGCGAGCGCCATTTCGCTTGTCATCCTGAGCGCCATTTCGCTTGTCATCCTGAGCGAAGCGAAGGACCTGCTTTATGCCGGCATCGCCGTGGTGTCGTAATATCTGCGGCAATCAGCGATGTACCTGTCCGGAACCAGGCGGTCGCGCCAATCGCCGGAGTTATATGCATCGGCGATCGCCTCCACCGTGGGCGCGTGCTGCCCGCGCAGAATGCGCGTGTTGAGAAACGAGGCCGTCTCCATCGCGCAGCGCCCCAGGCGGACGAAATCCTCCGGAGTGGTGAACGGCGAGCAATTCACGAGCAGGATCTGCCACGGCCCGAACGAGCAATGCGCATCGTGTCCAAACTCGCGCGTCAGCTCGACCACGCGCGGATTCTGCGAGTAGCGCCCGGTGCAATACGCCTGCTCATGGCGCGGCGTGCAGTTGGCTCCGAAACTACTCTCGCAGCCGCTCAGCGCCCACAGCAGCCGGGGGCCATCGATTCCCATCGGCAGCCAGAGCTTTGCGCCCCAGACGCGGCAGACCTCCGCGACCTGCTCCGGTAGATAGCTCATCCCCGCACCCGCGTGTGCAGTTGCGACTCCATCACCGAGAGCCGCTCGCCGTGATGGTTCAGCACGTCGTCATGCCGTTCGAGTTTGAGCTGGATGCGATCGAAATGCGCATCGTGGCCCGTGATCCGGTTGTCGTGCTCGTCGACTTTGCCGACGAGCTTGCCATAGAGGTAGATGTGCCCCGAAACGGTAAACAGCAGTAACGCCACTCCCACCAACGCCGAGATCATGGCCCAGTTCACGAGCATCGATCCTCCCGGACTGCAATGGCTGCCTACTGACTGGATTCCTGCGATTCAGCGGCAATAACGCCGCTGGCATGCGGGACACAACTTTTCGCCCGACCGGACATCCTCGGGCACGGGCCGATAAAAATAATTGGGGCAGCGCTCGCACATTTTGCGCTCCACCCGCATGGCGTCGCGCGGAAACATCTGCGCCCGCCCGGAATAATCGATGTCGACGTGACCCCCGCCACCGTTGCCTAGCATCCGCGTGCCCCCTTCGGACTCACCCGCACTGCGCGGCGATCGCCGATCACCGGCCACAGCTCCACCTTGGCGCGCACCCGCTCGATGCTGTCCTCCATCGGCAGCGGATGGCCCATCAGGTCGCGCCGCATCGCGCGCAGCTTGCGGCGGTCTTCGCGCAGATGCGCGGTGCGCGAGGCGCCCGCCTCGCCGGCATTTTTGCGGCTCTCCCCTGCACTGATTGAGGTACTCGATGGTTGCGACGGCTGATCGTCGTCGAACTGTTTCGGCGGCGCCTGGATCGGCTGGTAGCCGACGAGCTCACCGCGCTCATCGACCACGTGGCACAAACGCCCCTGCTCCACACCACGCTCCCCTTCGACCAGGCTGATGATGCGAGCCCGGCGCCAGCCTAGCGTAGTAATGGCGGAATAGAGATAGAACGATGTGCTGCGTGTACGCTCGCTGCGCGATTTCGGCATAGTGCACGATTCGCGAAGCGCCATCCGTGGGCGTTTCAGCCTGAACGCAACAACACCGGCGCGAGGCCGGTGGAGGAATGCTGCGTTAGCTGCTTTTCGTTACTGCGGGGCGAAACGATTGTATATGGAAACAGTGCCGCGACCTGGTACTACTGCACCTATCGCGGGCCGAGCTCTTCGGGAGAGCAACGCTGCTTGCGCAGATCGATTCGTGACGAATCATTTCAGGAGTCCAAGCATTTTGTCAAGCAAATGTTTGGAATTTTACACAGCCCCCTGTCTCCCGTGCGCGGCAACGCAACCAGCAACTCCAGCGGCAGCGCCTCGCGCAGCTCGCGCACCCGCCGCACCATGGTGCGCAGGCTCACCCCATGCATCCAGGCCAGCTCGCCCTGGGTGTAGCCCATCGCCATCTGGTAGAGCAGCTCGCGCTGGCCGGAGCTGAGCGACCGCCCCAGATAGCGCTCCAGGTCAATCGCAGCCAGCGCCCTGCCCGAATAGCGCGGATCCGCGCGATGCGTCAGGTACGCCTCCACCGTCAGCACTTCGCCCTCTCGCGCTCGAGAGCGGCGACCGCGGCTGCGATCACTGCCTCCAGCCGGCGCACATCCGGCGCGATCGCAGGATCGAGCGTTGACCGGATCGGATGGCGATCGGCATCCAGCAGGCAACTGCACTCCAATGTCGACTGCAGATCTGCGCGGAGAATCTCGATACAGACCGCCAGCACCCGCACCAACTCAGCTTGCTCTTTCATCGTGCCCTCCCTCTCTCATCCCGCGCGTTCCACGGCCGCAAACGATCTGCCGCCGCGCGGCTCCGTGCACATCATTCCCGAGCGATAGCCGCTGTTGCCGAATCGCTGCTCCATCTCGTAGGCCTGCTGCACCCGCTGGCTCTCCTCCGCGGGCAGCGCCTCGGGAACCGCCAGCACGCCCCGCCGCAACGTCGCCACCACGCGCCAGTTCATCTCCAGCACCCCACCCGCGCGCCCTGCTGGCGGCGCAGCTCCTCGAGATCGAGCGGCCAGCTCTCAGGCTGCAGCCAGTGTCCCTGGCGAAAAAATTTCACCGGGCCCCACACGTAGGCGCGCAGCGTGCCCAACTGCTGGTACTCGAGCCAGGCGGCAATCATGCGCTCCGCAATCTCTCCGGCCGCGCCGGCACCGGCCTCCATCTGCTGCACGAGCACCGCCAGCAGCACCCGCTCCATCCGGCGATCCCTGACCATGCCGCAACCCCGCATCGCCTGCTCCACCGCCGCCCGCCTGTCATCCCGCTTGTCATCCTGAGCGCCACATGGCTTGTCATCCTGAGCTCCACATGACTTGTCATCCTGAGCTCCACATGGCTTGTCATCCTGAGCGAAGCGAAGGACCTGCTCGTCTTCCACCGCGACCTCCGTCTGCTCTGCGAGATCCCCTTCCCGCGGGGAAGGGGTAGGGGTTGGGATTGTAGTTTTGTTGTTTTGTGTCTTGTTATCTAATGCGTGTCCTGCAGGAGCGACAGACGCGCCGCTCAGAGCGACAGATCTGTCGCTCCGTGCATCCGCCGCACTGTCGCTCTGAGCGACAGACGCCGTTTTGCTCCGCTTGCGTTGCGCACTGCGCAGCAGTGTGGCCACCTGCTCGCGCAGCCTCCCGCTGACATCCTCCGGAAGCGCATACGCCGCCCGCTGCCGCACAAACACTCCGCCTAGGTCGATGGTGAGCAGTTTCAGATCGGCCAGCAGATAGCGTCCGCAGGCCCGCGGCCCTCGCCCCCGCGTGCGCACCATGCCCAGGTGCAACAGCACCTGCAGCGCCCGCGAGACGCTGTCCTTGCTCATGCAAGCCAGCTCGGCCAGCTCGCGCAGCGAGGCGTCGACCTCGGCCCCATAGCTCACGCGGGTCATCGTGCTCCAGACCAGCGTCGCATCGCGCCCGATGATGGGCAGATACACGTCATAGAGTTCGTTCTCCTGCCAGGCGTGGCCGGGTTTGCGCACCGTCCGCGTCCCTGGCCCCTCGTTCTCTAGCCCCTCGTTCTCTAGCCCCACTGCTCTGCCCTTTCCACCGCTACGCTATGCCCGGCCCTGAACCCTGTGCCCCGTCTACTCTCCGCGCTTCTCCGCCTCTGGCGCGACGCTACCGCATCGCGCGCAGATCTCGGCGCATACCGGCTCGTAACTGCCATCAGGTCGTCATCGAACGGACTTGCAGGGATAGAACACCGTGCTCTATCTGGGTTCATCGTGCGTGACGTCTCTGCCCCGCATTTCCATCGTTATCGTCTTTTTCATCTCTCCCCTTCCTGCACCGCGGCGCCTGCTACGCCGACCGGTACGCCATTCTGCGCGACAAACATCAGGATTTTGCCGTATTCCTCGATCTGCTCTGGCGTGTAGCCGTTTTCCTCGCCGATCTCGCGGTAGTTCTCCAGCCAGTGCTCGACGGTGTGTATCAGGCAGCCGATTGCAACCTTCCCGAGGCTGTGCTGATTAACGAGGTGCATCGTGCCCTGCACGGCGAGCGGCGATTGGTGGAATATGGCCCGTTCACCGATGATTGCCCTGCCGGCGATGCTCGTCTCGTTGCCGATGCGTGCATGGTTGCCGATGCGCGTCAGGGGCCCAATGCTCACGCCGTCGCCGAGGCTCGCCCCGTCGCCAATGCTCACCCCCTCGCCAACCACGTTCAGCCCGCCAATGCGTACATGGTCGCCGATGCATACGCGGTTGCCGATGCGTGTCTCGTTGCCAATGCTCAGCCCGTCGCCGAGGCTCACCCCGTCGCCAATGTCTCCCCAGCCGCCAATGCTCGTTTCGTTACCGATTCTCACTTCGTCACCGAGGCTCACGGAGATTCCGAAATGCGCACCATGGCCGATTTTCACCTCGTCACCGTCTGGTAATACCCGCCAGCCGTATTCATCGACGGGGAGAGCAAACAGCTCCTCGTTTGTCAGGATGTTTCCATTCCTCAGCAAAATGCTCATCTCTCCCGTCCCTCTGCGCGCTGCCTCGCGCGCAATTGTGACTGCCGTTGATACATATTCGCGTAGAGCTGGCGCACGTCGTCGGGCAGCGCGAGAAACTTGGCCGCGCCGCCGAACGAATGCAGGAACCTCTGCGTCACTCCGTAGCGCGCGTAGATCTCGGCGCATACCGATCGCCTGGGCCGCCGCATCTATCCCCGCCTCCAGCTGCACAGCATGCAGCGCTGCCCGTCGTCGCCGATCTCGTCGATCTTCCAAAACTTGCTGGCGTGCAGGAAGATCCGCCCGCGCACCGGGGTATACCAGTCGCGGTTCTCCACCGGCTTGCCATGCAGGATCGCCCACCACCATGGAGCGCGCACGCTCAACGCCTTCATCGCTCGCCCTCCGCGATGCAACCAGGGGATGCCTTCCGCTTCACAGGATTCCAGCCAGCAATGACTGCCCACCAGTAGTGGGTTTCGCACAGGGGAAATCCGTCACCGGAGCGACTATCGGCAACAGCGGCGCGCCCACAATTAAAGCATTTATCTCTGTCCTTCTCTTTGTTCCGATCGTCTACCATTTCATCCTTCTCCGCGGGGGTTCTGGCGCTGGATGGGGAGCAGTGTGTTGCCCGCTGGACGAACTCGGCCACTTTGAAGCCCATCTTGTTCCAGCGATAGGCAAAGCGAATACGCGCCATTTCCACCATCTGCTCGAATGTAAAATCGCCCTCCGCAAAGTAGTTACTGTTGCAAGCTCCGCGAGAGTCTACGCTTCGATCCCAGAAGCTCAGTGCGGTCCATCCACCCCTGTGATGAACTAACGCGACGCCTTGCGGAGCCTCTTCCTTTCTGCGGTAGCCACCTTCATGTTTGCTCCCGAATGTGCCATCGCTCCACGGCTGGAGGCTGCCGTCTATATCGCCCTCACTCCAAGGGAAGTTGCCGCGCCGAGCTCCATAAACACCGTCCCCGCGCTCGCCAACAAGATAATGCCCCGCCCTATCCCACGGTCCGAAATAAAGCATTCTTGGTTCTGCCATTTCCGCTCCTTTCGCTCCCCAGCCAGTTATCGTGGGGCTTCCCGCATTTGCATCGCTCACTCACTTCGCCCTCCGGTTCCGCGCTGCTTGGCGCGGGCTTCTGCCTTGGCTCTCTGCAAGCGGTCGATATCAGCCGCGATCAGTGCGGCAGCTTTGACGCGGTTGCGCACCGGATCGGTTGAGGGCTTCCACCACTTCGCATCCCACGGCCAGCACGCTGGGATGCACGATAAATCAACGTCCGCATACCTCTCCTGTAATACGGCAATTCCCGCGTATGCCTGTGCAGCGTTGGTCAGGCTGGGAGACCAATGCTCTTCGTCGTCGTGCTCGGAGGTAAATCCCTCAACCTCTATCTGGCGTCGGCGCTCTGCTGCTATTAGCCCTATCGCGGATGCGCTTGAGTTCGCGGCACGGGCGGCGAGGAGTTCTCGGGCCATCTCCTCGATGTCGTGCAGTTCCGATAGGCCTGTTGGCGGCTCCATCACATATGCGCAGAAATACGCATACAAGCCGCGTGGCAATGGGATATTCGCTCTGTCCAGAAACGAGATTGCCGTTTGGCTCAGCCTCGTGTACTCTTCCAGCTTCTTGTTATCGATCATTTCCCCCGCTCCCCTACGCGCTGCTGCTTGGCGCGCAATTGTTGGTACATCCCTGCGTAGAGCTGGCGCACGTCCTCGGGCAGCGCGAGAAACCGGGCCGCGCCGCCGAAGGCATGCAAGAACCGCTGCGTCACGCCATAGCGCGCATAGATCTCGGCGCATACCGATCGCCTGGGCCGCCGCATCTATCCCCGCCTCCAGCTGCACAGCATGCAGCGCTGCCCGTCGTCGCCGATGCCCCGATCCCCACAGAGCGCGCAGGGCTGGCGATGCCGGTCCTCATAGACGCCGAGGCCGCCCATCACCGCCAGCAGCAGCGCCAGCAGCGATAAAAAGAACCACACCGTATGCGTCATGATTCATCCCCCAGATCGTCGTCGTACTCGTCATCGCTATCTGGCTCGAAGCTGGCATCATCCCCGGATGCAATCTGTTTGCCTTGGGGAAACGATATGATGGCAATCTCGCGCGGCGCATTCTCCTCGAGCGCTTCACGGGCTACTGCCTCCGTACAGGGATTGAGCGCATAGATCGCGCTTGGTCCAACCAGGCGAGTGCGCCCAGGGACTGCCGACTTCGTCACGATCGCTCCGGCTGGCACTAGGACATCTCCCGCCCAGCTCGCCCGCTTCATCACAACTTCCCGCTCGGGGAGTTCGGGCACATCGATCTGCAAGAGGGCTGCACCTCCGAAATATTGCGTGGTGACGAATCCGACTTCCTTCTGATGGCCGAATAATTCGACTACGGCCCATCCTTCGAACTTCGCACTTTGCGTATCACTCATTTCCGTTCTCCTCGATTGATTGGGATCACCCCTTGCCGCCTTTCCCGGTCGACTTCCGGGCGGCCCAGCGCTTCTTCTGCACCGCGGCGATCCGTTTCTTCGCGGCAGCCGTCAGCCCCTTCTTTTGCTGTGGCGCCTTTGCCTTTGCCTTCGCCTTCGCGGGTTCCGCGGGCTCCGGCTGCACCTTGCCGGCGGATTCCGCGCGGATCCGCTTTACATCGAGGCTCAAACATCCGGCGAGCTTCTCCAGGTCCTCCGGCTTGGAGTGCAGAGCATATTCATTCACCGCCAGCTCCCCGGCGTGGGCGGCCAGAAGAGCCACGCGCAGCCGCTCCGTCGGCGCCAGCCCGGCCATGCCCTCACGCAGCTGCCTCGTTCCGCCCCAGCCGAAGATGTCCGCCGGCCAGCCCAGCGCCTCGGCGACCTTTACCCCATACTGGCCAGGCCCGCGGCCGATCGCATACAGGCAGACCTCGAGATTCAGATCCGACGCGTAGAGCGCAACCAGCGGCGCCTGGGCCACGGCGGCAAACAGAGCCATGCGATATTTTTTCTCTGCATTCACCTTTTCGAGCAGCTTCTTGCGCTCGGCCTTCGCCTTCTCCGGATCTTTCGCCGGTCCTGTATAGTGACTCTGCCCCTTGTGCTTCTTGCATTTTTCGTCGCGGCAGATCTGCACAGCATGCCCGGCCCGGCGACCACTGATCCAGATCGCCTCCTCCTGCGACGAGCAGGGAAGATTCTGTTTTTCGATGAGCACCACGGAATAGTCCGGGATCGCGCCGGTCGCCGAACTGTAGCCATCGCTGAGCTGCAGCAGGGGCCGTTTCTCCAGCTCGGCATTGTCGAGCTCGTGACGGATCCAGGCACGCACTTTGCCGCTGAAACAATCGCCATCGGTGCACGTGTCCTGGGCGACGTCCTCGAACAGCAGCGCCGCATTCGTGCTGCGCCGCGGGCATACCGTGCAGGCCATCGGCGCCCAATCCAGCCCGAGCGGGAAAGGGGCATCGCTCAACACGCGCAGCGTCCTCTCGGCGATTCGCGAGCGGAGCTCCGAGAGCGACCAGCGCGTCGGCCGCCAGGCCGTCACACCGCGATCTGCATTCCACTGCTCCACGCATCCCGGACGGTTGCAGACCGTCCGCTCCGCATTTGCCCAGGAACATGGCGCGCCATCCACCTCGCATGCCCCGCACGCATTTTCCTCCGTGCAATCGCAATATCTGCAGACGCCGGCCTCCGCAAATTCCTCAGCCTCATCGTCCTCGTCGTCATCATCCGTATCGCGAGGGTTGAATCCCACGTCCAGCCAATCGAGCATGCGCTGCTGCTGCTCCGGGCTCAGGCGCGCCAGCTCCAGCGCGTGGCCCACGTCGATTGCGCCCGCCGCGAGCGCCTCGCGCACCGGCGCGATCGCATCCAACAACTTCAGCCGGCGGCCGACGAAGCTCGCCGACTCGAGCGGCGGCAGATCCTCGCGCTGCAGGTTGCTGACAATGCCCAGCTCGCGCGCCTCCGCGTCCGCCATCTCGCGCACGATGCACGGGCAGCTCGCTTTGCCCGCGAGCCGCGATGCGGCATGCCTCCGTTGACCCGCCACGATCTCGTAGGCGTCGACGCCGATCGGGCGTACCAACAGCGGCTCCTGCACACCATGCGCCGCGATCGATGCAGCCAGATCCCTGAGCGCAGCCTGGTCGATCGTTCGCCGCGCCTCCTGTGCAGAAACCGATAACTGCTCGAGCGGGATCTCGCGCACCACCGTGCTCCCGTCCGGGTTGTTTTTGGCGGTCGTTGCCGCCGTGCGATTTTTTCCGTTCCGTATCCGCGCAACCTGCTCCATCACGATTCCTCGATTCTGTGAAATTTCCTGCTGAGCCCAACCTCTCTACACTGCCGATCTCCGTGGATCATCGCGAGCGCAGGCAGCACGCAGCGCCCGCGCTTTTTGCAATAGCGGCAACGCTCTCCACACGAAATCCGCCATCGCCTCATCCATCTCGATCGAGACCGTCTCCGGCAATGGATCGGCCGCGACGCCCGGCTTCTCAGGAGCCATGCCGACGAGCTGCGGCGGCAGCTCGAATATCTCGCAGATCTCGGACTGGCTGAGTTTGCATGCGTCGCATAGCTGGGCCTCGCTCTGGCTGAGTTTGATTGGATCGCATAGCTGAGCCTCTGACCGGCCGCTGGCGGGCGCCTTGATGGCGACCGGCGCGACCTTCGCCGCCCTCTTCGCTGGCGTCCGGGGCCGGGCGGTTGCGGCCTGGATGCCGGCCGCTCTGCGGATGGTGCCGACCGAGACCGCGCTGATGTTGAACTTGCGGCCGAGGTCCGCATGGGAGATTGCGCTCGATTCGGCGAGGATCGCGTCTTTCACAATTTCCGGGATCCGGCCGCTCGGCTTTCTGTCTGCCTTCATTGCTGGGAGCTCCTTTCGTTTTTGCTGCACAACTTCCGGGGACGGCGCCGGCATGGGCTCCGGCTCGAAACTGCCTGCGAGATCCGCGGGTGTCCGCGAGATGACGGGAGCAGGAGCAGAGATGGGTCTGCCAAATACATCCACGTCCTCGACCGCCACGCGCCGGCGCACGCGATCGTACGAGCAGGGCTCCCCATCCGCGCAATCCAGGCAGAGCGGCTCCTCGTCGACAAAAATCTGTGCCGGGCAGAGATGCCCGCGGCGGCTGCATTCGATGCATGCGGTATTGCGATCCGGACGGCTCAATCGTTTCCCCTTCAGCATGTAGAGATCTCATCTGTACTGCTGAGCGCGCGGTGTTTCATGCGGGGTATCCCAGCCCTGACCGGAGATCTCCTCCGGCACCATGCCGCGCGCCCAACCCTCAGGCAACCGCCATCACGCGATAACCGGAACCTCTGGCAAATTCTGTTCGAAATACTTTTTGATCGCGTGCTTCGTTTCGAGCGGCCACTTGGCATCGATCTCGAAGAGCGCAATCTGCGGCAGCGAGTCCTTCACGCCTTTCATGCGCAGCAAGAATTTCGATTCGACTGGATGTGCATCGCGGAAGGTTCTCCAGGGAATCAGCGGCACTCCGTCGGCCGGAAGCGCGATCGAGGCGCGGGTGACCGTTCCTGACTTGATCTGCACCTCCTGCGAGATCCCGTCATCCAAAACCAGCACCGCATCTCCGCTGCCTACGCTGGAGCAGAGCTGCTGCACCTTCACCGCCTCGTCGTTAAAGAGGAAGCTGGCGCGGAACTTAATCAGGAAATCTTCCGGCTGCTCATACTTGCCGAACACGAAGGGCGTCTCCTGACGATGCGACGCACGAGCCCACAGATGGCGGCGGCCAAAATCATCCGCCTCCAGCGAGAGCAGATCGACAGTCAGAGGATCGACGATGTGCAATGCGGTGCGGTGAGTTTTAATCGAGTCCAGATCGCCATGCACAATATCGACCAGCGCGCCCAGGGTGCTGACCTGCAGGCTGGGCTTGGTGAATTGCGGCGCCAGTTGCAGCACGGGCTTGTCCAACGTGCCATCGGCCTTGAGCGCGTAGGGCTGCCCGTCGACAACCTGCACCGCCGATTTCTGTTTCGTCATGCGATCGAGCATGCCGTTGATAAACCTGTCCATTTCTTCCCACATCGCGTTTCTCTCCTCGAATGAAATTGCGTGATTGGTTTTAGCGCTGCACTCCGGCGCCGTCGAAGTTGATTATGGCCGGAACCTCCTTGGGCTTCGGCGCGCTCCAGAGCGGCATCTGGCGCGGGTCCGCAGTGAACGCGAGCATGCCCCCGTCCTCCCCCTTCCCCATAAAGCACTTCGCTTTATGCGTCTCGATCGGCGCCAGCTTGGAGCTGACCTTGAATGGCGCCAGCTTGGAGCTGACCTTGAATTCGGTTTCGATGGTGACGCGATCGGAATGCGGTTTGAGCACCAGCTGCAGCGTTACCGCCCGCGTCGCCGTGGCCGGGGTATTGAGATCTGCGATGTTCTCGAGCGCCTTGCGGAACTCGATATCGAAACCCTCGATCATCGCGCCGTCATTGATATTCCCGATGTTGATCGGGATCATCTCGTCTGCCACTTCTCTCCTCCTTCACACCTGAGCAGGCAACATTTGCGCGGCGGAGCTGGCCCGCCTGGGGAGCCTGGTATCAGCCGATGTTTTAGCCCACCCGCAGCCCGCCGCACAGTTCCCGCACGTCTCGCAGTCGTGCAGGAAACTCAAACTATCCCTCGGAGAACTGCGGCATCCGAGGGCACACAGCCCGCCGCATCGGGATGTCAAAACGAGTGCGGGAACCAGCGGTGCAGGCCCCAGGACAGCAGCATCCAGGCGCCCGCGATGCAGAGCGTGCCGATCGCCGCGCAGATCATGGCCGCGGGCAGCATCCTGCCGTCCATGCCGCTGTCGTCCTCATCGGCGGCGATGCGGGGCAGCGAGCCCAGCAGGCTATCGGTGCGCTCGGCAATGCGCTTCCTCTCCGCGTAGCGCGCCTCCATCTCCGCCTGCAGCTGGCAGCAGCTCGCGCAGTAATCGGTCGCGTCCCAGGTCGCCATCTCGCAGCCAGGACAGATATGCAATGTGCTATCGGGAAAATGCAGGATCGGTTCGCTCATCTCTAATTCCCCCTCCCCGCATCGATTGCGAGAGACATCGCCGGCAAAGCGACCATCACGACAAACAGAAACGTCCAGAGTCCGCCCATTTACGCCACCCGGCCTTTCCGGCTCCGCTTCCGCTTGCCCTGGATGAGCGCATGCACCTCCGCCGGCGTCCGCCTGCGCTTGATGTCGCGCGCCGCCTGGTTCCGCGCGGCCAGCTCGCGCTCGCGGGCACGGATGCAGCCCGGCGCGGTGCAGCAGTTGCGCTGCGTGTTGACCCAATAGGGGCCCTCCTGGCGGTGCCAGCTGCAGGGCGACTCCTCGGAGCAGGAGCAGAACCGGCAGGTGCCGGGCTCCGCCAACAATTCGCCAAAATATTTCATCCCCTACCTCCTTTGGGTTCGAGCGACCTGGCGTACTCCTCCAGTGCCTCCGTCGCGACGCCGGCGCAGGCATTCACGCAGGCGACGATCCGCCGCATATAGCGCGCCTCCTCGGAGAACTCCTCCAGCGTCGAGCCGTACGGATCGACCACTACTACGCCGCGGCCGTCCAGAATCTGGCCGGTGGTGTCCGATGCGAGATCCATATCCATTCGCCAGGGCTCGTGGCAGTGCAGTGTCGTGGTCGCGGTCATTGCGCTCCCCCAAACTGGAACCACGCGCGGATTGTCTCGGCAGAAAGCGAGGGCCGCGGCTCCTCAACCGCGGCCTCACTGGATGGCGCTTTCGCGGATTCTCCTTTCGTCGGGGTTATTGGGGTAGATATTGGGGCAGAAACAGACGGGGTTTGCAGGTGCTCGAGCGAGCGCAGCACGCGCCCCACGCGGCAGACCCGCGCGTGAGCCAGGGGCAGATGCGGATTCGCAGCGCGACACTCGGAGCAGAGGCGCATGCCATAGCGGTCGCGGGTAAAGCTCGCCTCCGCCAGGTCTCGGGCGGCAAAGAGGAGCGTTCCCAGCTCCCCCTGCAGCTCCGACCAGCTCGGGGCCGTCTGGACGGATTCGCGACGGGGAACCCGATGCGCCCTAAACTCGTCGTCGGGTCGCTCGCGCTGAACGCGATGAAGAACAGCCCATGCATCTGCACGGGTCATTATGCCTTCGGGTGTAGGGACGTCTTCGTATTGGAGTTCGCTACCAACCCATTGCTGAGTACAGCGCTGGATGACCCACTCTGGCGCACGGTTGGCACACGCGCGGCAGAGCCCGTGGTCGATATCGGATCCGCCGCAGATTCGGCAGGTCAATGTATGCGATGTTTGCCCGGAATTGGGCGTGGCTGGCTGGGACTGAGACTGGGACGACTGGATGCTGCGAGATCCATCCAT